TTTTATTTGCACTCGCCCCTCATTATCTGCGTCATCACCACCAAATCCTAATATTGTTTGGTTTTGATTGTTAGATGTGCCAGTCTTAAACCAAAAACCAACGCTCCATGCTGTGCCGGTATTGTTTCCGCTTCTGTAAAATGGGTTTGATGTGTTTGCTGTTAAATCGCAATAATCGTTTTGTCTAAAAAAAACACTTTTTGTATTGCTAAACGCAGGAGTTGAAACTGTTAAAACTATTGTCTCGCCATCTTCTCCATTGTAGTTTATAGCTTTTACTGGAATGTTGTAACTGCCAGATGATAAGCTAGAACCACCTACTAACTTTCGCACATTTCCTTCAACTGTTGCAACACCAGGAACTAAAGATAAATCCCACTCATAGCCAACCCCATAATCAGCAGTTAGTTCGTAATTTAAAGTCTGACCTTGAACCAATGATATTGTAAGCGGGCTTGTTATGTTTGGCAAGTTTGTTGTTGGCGTTCCGCTTGATTGAAATATTGCGTTTAATGCGTTGCAGACTTCTGTTGCATTGTTGCCATAGCTGTTTCCGTTTTGATCTTCAAAATCATCAAACGGGCGTTCGGTTACAATTTCAATATCTCGCGCTAAATCTTTAATGCTGCAATGCCCATTTTGAATGATGGCCTGCAAACTATTTATAAACTGCACACCGTTTGCATCCTCAATAAATATTGCGTTTGCCGAGCTGTCTTTGTATATTATAATCATCTTAAATCAATTTTTATATAGCTCCCTGCGTTAGTTATAGACCCGTCTGTTGAAAGTTTTACCTGTAATTTTCCAACACCGCCTTTTGTGTTGTTGTCACCCATGTAAATTGGAAAAGATGTAACTCTTTGATAACCAATGCCACTACCGCTGTCAAGTCTTTCGCTCCAAAATTTCAGCGCATATTCTCCAGCACCCTGCCCTAAAACATATCTAATCTCCAGCAGTGAATTGTTTGTACCAGGAATAACTGTAAAATCGTTTCTTATTAAAAGCTGACTCCCTAAAGTAATATCTGAAAAATCTAAATATCCAGTACTCACATCTAAAACCTCATCAACATCGTCCGGTTTGTATAATTTATTTGTAAAAGATCCTGCTCCATTATTAGGAACATCTGTCCAAACATCTTCTGTTAAATCTATTGATCCGGTTGTGTCGTTGTAATCTAAAAATCCGGTTTTTATTTTATTGACTTGCACCTCTGGAGATCCTGGATTGGCTAAAACTTGCGAATAAGCCAGAATATCATAATCCTCAGAAATGTAACCGTCTTGCAATTGTAAGTCTACACCAAAAGCAATATTTACATCCGGAGATTGATCTACACCGTCAAACTGTAAAATTGGAGTAACAGAAACACCGCTTGGTGGATTTGCATTCCAAAAATTGCTCTGCAAAATAAAAGATGTTGGTTGCGCAATAGGGCTTGAAAATACAATGTCACAATCCGACAAATCCGTAATTGTTCCGCTTTGACTAATTAAAGAGACTGGAATATCAGCATAAGTACCCTCATCCGTTGGAATCGCTTGAGTCAGAAAAGTTAGCGTGTTTTGTGGTGCGCCTTGCTCCGTTATTGTTATCATTGAGCCTTGTATCAACGCCTTTATTTCGGTCTCGTAATCTCCAACAGTAGAAATATATTCTACCCTTAAAAGGTTATTCTGGCTTCTCTTGTTCCACCCTTGTGATGGTGGCGCACCATTATTGCTGTTGCCACCAAACTCCCAAACATCTGTAAAATCAGTGGTTGATATGCTGCTAACGGCCTCAAGCCATACAATTAACTTTGTGCCAGCTTTTACAACAGTGTTGCCTATGCTAACAACGTTCCACTCTTGAGCTGTTAAAGGTGGATTTACAATAGAGGTATATCGAATGTCATTTACATCTGTTACATCTGCAATGTGGATGGTGTTTGTGTAATTACCACCAACGAAAGCCGGATAAACTAAAACCTCTTTTAAAAATCGCCCCTCTGTAAAAGTATATTCATGCCCCGATGAAATTATAGATGTGTCCGAATCTCCCGTTGGCGTCCAGGTGTCACCAATAAGTTTATAAACATCGCCATCTTGAACTGGTGCTGGCGGGTCTGTTGTTGCTGTTTTTGCAAGACTTAAATAACCATTTTCTAACGTAACGTCATTTGGCTGCAATACCGCTCCAGGCAACAACTCGTTAAAGTTTCCAGCCCATCGCATTCTGTCGTTTAATCCGTTTTCTAAACCGCTGCAAATTGAAAATGTAGGATTTCCAGGATTCCCCGCACCGGTGCTGCTTTCATCTGTTACATTGCCTTCTACTCTTGAAAGCTCCAACATTGTACACTCAAAACTCTCATCTCTGGCCGTGAACGTGCCGCCATTAAGTATAAAATAACGACCCTCAAAAGTTATGCGTTGGTAAGCCTCAAAGCTGCCGCGAATATCCAACTCAAACTTTCTACGCGGGTTTTTACGTTGGTGTACAAGCTCTCGGACTAACAACTGATTAATCGCGCTGCCTCCTGCTGCAACGCTGTTATATCTCCATTGCTTTGTCGGATTGTTATTCCAAAGAATGTAATTGCCCAACTGCAAAGAAATGTCTCGATCTCCTATTATTACATCGCCTAAATCTATTCCAACCGTTGAGTTTGGGAATAAATCGTTTTTAGTTTCAAAATAGTTGATGTTTAAGCCCGTTCCGGTTGGATCATCATAGAAAATATCTATCGTTGTTCTGTTTGTGATAACAACAACATTATAACTTGCTCCAGATGGCAATATGCTTGTAACCAATACGGTGCTTTCAACCTTTATTTCTAAATCATCCTGCAATGGGATTGGCGCAGTCGTAAAATTAAAAGGCACTGTAAGGTTTTCAATATTTCCCTCGCTTATAAAACTATTGTTGGTTACAACGTCAAATGTAGATACGGTATTTGTCCACGTTGAGCCATCCCAATAAAACGCGCCAATCTTTAACGTGATAGATGTTGTTAAAGTGTAGTTTATTTTTGCTTGCGTTGCTGGTGTTATTGTGTCCTCTAACTGCACAAAATGACTGCCTTGTACATCAAGACCTAAAACACCATTTGCAATCGTAAACTGGTTTGTTGTTTGCAACGTTGTTAAATCAACATCTACACGCTTATAAAACAATGGAGCAAGCTCACCGTCAAACTTTACACGCGCATACCTCAAAGCCGCCAAAAACTGATAAACGGCATCGGCCTCTTTTACATAGTCAAAAGACCAATTCAGCCCGATGTTGTAGTTTACATCTAAAGGCACATTTGAACCAAGCACTCCAGTATCTGTTGGCAATATTCCGGAAGTGTATTCTCCAGAATAAATAAACGTGTCTAAATTAGCGTTTTCATATTCGCTACACTGCAACACATAAAACCGCGCATTTACCTGCATAATTCTACAATTCCAACCGCGAAGAATGGTGTTTAAAACCTCGTACTGGCTAATTAGTTCCTCTTCTCCGGTGTTTTCGTCTATTGTGTAAACAATATTTTTATCATTGAATTTGGTATGCGTAAAAGGATCGATTGTGTTGCTTGGCATACCAACGTCAAACCATTTAACGCAGCTCTGTAAAATCGGATCTGTGTCCTCCCAGACAGCGTATGATGGCATCCTTGTAAGTGCTGCAACAATTCTGCTTGTGATATTATCAAACTCACCGCCTGCAATATTGCTGTTGCCGCCCTTTTCAAATATCTCTTTTAGCTCACCTAGTCCATCGCTCGCTGTAAGCTCTACGATGTACGGATATGGCGCAACCTCATAAGTCATTTCATCCGTTAAAATAATGCCACGCCAAAATGGTGTGCCGTCTTTTAATACCTCAACATAAAATTGAGATTCTTGCGTTAAAATAACCGAGTTTATGAATGCTGCGTCTTGTGGCGTTTGAACAACAAACGGGATTGTAAGCATTGACGCCTTTATAGGATCTTGAAATTCTTGATCCTCGCCTACATACCAAATTCTAAAACCATCTTCTCCCGCTGTAAAGGGTAAATTTGCATCTCCGGTAAGCTGAGAATCTAAAATGCGCATGGTGTATTCATGCCCACCGCTGTCTTGCTCAATGGTACTTTTAAAACTGCACGTGTATCTAATTGGTATTGCCATAATTTAACCGCCTATTCTGCCTCTTGTGTTACCCGTTCTTTGGTTTGCTATGTATAAATCGTTTCCTCTAACCTTGCCGCCAAACTCTAAAGCACCGCCCAAACCACTGAAAGTACCTATTAAACCACCGACTCCACCTAACTCTTTTAATATTGTAGCGCCTCCGGTGATAGTTCCTAAAATTGCTTTTAAGGCAAACGCGGCAGCAACGGCTGTTCCGAGTTTTATAACTAACTGCACAAGGTATTCAAACATTGACTCAAAGAAATTTTCGCTTCCTTCTAAAGCTCCCTGCAACGAATCTTGCAAAGCAAAGCCGAAATCCATTGCAATTCCAGATCCAAACTGTTGCGCTTCTGACAATTCGTTAGTCTTATCAATTAACGGCTGTAAACCTTCGGCTGTTATGGTTGACAATGTTGCGCCTTCTCCTAAACCACCAACGCTTCCAACTTGAGTAATACCCTTTTGAGCTATTTCTGGAGTTGATTCTTTTGGAAAACCACTTAGAGACGTTTTGGTTTTTTCGGTTTGTGTTTCTAAACTTTTTTGCGCCTCTGTTACATTATTAAAGGAAGTTACTAAATCATAATTTGAGTTTAAAACATCAATTTGAGAATCGTTTAACTTTCCGTTTTCATCTACATATTGGCGTGTTGCAAATAAACCTAAAGCAAAAGCCTTATTAAGATTCATTTGATTTCTAAGGCTTTCTTCTGTGTATTCTGCTTGCTGCCCAGTTAGAATTAAAAAATCTTGATAAACCTTTTTTAGTTGACCAATTGTTGCTTTTAATCCATCAAATGCACTGTCTAAAGTTTCCAAGACAAATAAATATGCAGGCATGACGTTTTCGCCCAACTTTACTTGAAGATCAGCAATGCGAGCCGTCATAATTGATATACTTTGCGCGCTTGTTAAAGATGTGTCTCCTATATCTTTCAAAGACTTTGACGCAATCTTTCCAACAGCCTCCGCGATTTCTCCAACGCTTGCAGTCTCTAAACCGACACCGTTTAGTTGTGCTTTTAAATCTATTGCACTGATTCCTAAGTTGTCGAGTATTAGAGGTGATTTTCTACCGATACCAGTTACAATGGATTGGACTAAATAATCAACAGCCTCACCCGTATCAGCTGCTCGTTGCGTAGCAAATTCAAATAAACTAGCAAGATTTTTAACTGGAACACCTAAATTTTTGGCTTGAACTGCGGATTTCATTAACTCCAACTCGCTAACTGTTCCGCGTGTTGCTTCTTTTAGGTTATCCAATAACATTGGATCGTTTAACCTATCAAAAGCAGATTTAACACCTTCTGCAACACTTGCCAATTTAATTGCCTCAGATGTGAATTGTGCTATTTTTTGAACAGCAAAAGCACCTGCTATTGTTGCGCCTAGTTTATCAAACTGTCCGTCTAATTTTTTACTAACCTTTTGAAATGATTTTTGAACCTTTAAAGACGCGCCATCAATCTGCTTTGTAAACTTATCAAGCCTGGCACTAATCTCAACAAAAGCATCTCCAATTTTCTGAGCCATATCTTTAATTTAACCAGCCCTTTGCTTTTGCCGCATCCAACATTTTTTGAGCGGCCTCTGCATCAAAGCCTTGTATTATTTCGTTGTTTATATCGTCAATAGACAAAGGATAAATTTTATGAGACTTTACAACCTTGCTGTTTTTACCGCGATTAACGTTTATTAAAATAGCAGCCAACTCTCTCATGGATTGACCGTTTGCTCTTTCAACTCTGCGATAGTAACCATTCCAGCGCCAAATAAAGTTTCTAAAACTGTCGTTGTAAAACTCTTCTAAATCCTTATAGCCTATTTCAGCGGCTCGATTGAAATACTCTGTCCAATCTGGCTCTAAACCGCTGCCTTCATCTTTCCCGCGCCTTTACTCTTGCGGATTGTTTCCGGTGCAGGCAATGATGCTGCGATGATAGCAACGGCCTCCTCTATAAGCTCAACATCTGTAATGGTCTCGTAACAGTCCTCAATAGTTAAATCTAACTCAACACCCGTCTTTTGTGCGCCACGTTTAAGCATCTCAAACAATATGGCAGCCCAATTCTCAACGCCATCAACTCGAATGCCGTCCGGGCCGCCCATCTTTGACAACTTGGCCATTGCAACGGTTATAGACTCTTCTTTTATGCGCTTACAAAATTGTACAAGCGTATAAACATCGCTTTTTAAGGTATATTCTTTGCCGTTTATCTTAACCATGTATTAAGCGTTTTCAACGTATGTTACTGATCCAGTTACTGTACAAGTAAAAGACGCTGTTCCCTTGTCGTTTTGTGGTGCGTCATTTGTCAAATTGCTAACATAGCAGCTTCCAGAATAGTGCCCCTCTCCAGCCGTTGAGATGTCTCCAAATTTGAAGTCTACCAATGTACCGCCATCGAATTTTGCAAATAAATCTTTTACTCCTGCTGCCGCTACCCAATCAAGGTTTAAAGTTGCGTCAAATGTTGCGCCCTTCTCTCCTGGAATAAATGTTTTCCAAGAATCTGTTGAGTCGATGCACGTTGTTTCAATCATATCACGATCAAAGTTTATTGTGCGCGTATCTGTTAAACATGGGATTTGTACCCCATCAAAATCAATTATTACCGTTGAACCGTTTACTGTTGCCATTACTTTTTATTTTTATCAAATTTACTATTTATTTATTAATCTATCCAAGTCGCTGAATCTTTCCAAACGCCTAAATCATCCCAAAAACCAGTTTGTAAAATCCAATCAGCCTCATCTGGAATTTCCAACAACAGAAATCTGTATTGGTTTATCACTCTGTAACTCCTTTCAGATGGTGTAATGCCAGGATCAGTAAAGCCGTTCTCCAAAGTCAAATAAACCATATCCATATCATCAACAGGAATGACTCCCGTTGTTGTGGCTTGCAGTCTATTTATTACAATATCGCTAACATCCTCCGCTGCTTTTGGGCTTGTGTAGTTTCCAAACGGCTGAGATATTATTTGAATGTCTATTGTACACTCATTGCCAAATAAATCAATACATCCCTCCTCAACGGTTGTTATATTGCCCATTTGAATGTACAATGGTGTTGTTCCTTTACCTAAAAAGCTCACAACGTCTAAAGTATTGCCATCGTAAACAATACCGTCTAAAACAGCTTTAAATGCTTTATATATTCTGTTTTTTGGGTTTATCATCGCCTTGCAAATGCTTGTCTTAATTCTTTAAACACCTTTCTTTTTGCTTTTTCAAATGCGGGGCGTAAAAATGGCTGCGCTCTTGTTCCCGGGTGCATTACCTTTTTACCAAAAATCACTTTTCCATTAGATAAAGCCATTTTCTTTTTTATTCTAATCTCGTGCGGTCCAGTACCAAACTCAACAAATAGTCCGTAACCAATATTTGTGGCAACCTCCCATGTAAATTTACCTTTCTTTTCTGGCCTTATACTATTTTTTAAAAAACCTTTGTCTACCGGAACTATCTTTTTTGCCTCTGATGCTGTAAATGCTGCTGTTCGCGCTATTGATTCCTCAACACTTCGCCCCGCTTCTTTTGAGAATTTCTTTATGTCGTTAGCAAACTTTCTTTTATCTGCCGATGTCATGTTAATAGATACACTCATCAGCCAGAATATTTAGCGTTTGCAATTAAAGTCTGATATTTGAATTTATCCCAATCGCGCTCTATTGATGAAACAACCAACACCATGCCTTCAAAATCAAATTGATCATCCTCTAAAATATTAACACTGCTGCGTGTTATAATCTGGAAAGGCCTGCCAAATGCTGTTTGCTGCTCGTTTAAATCTCGTGAGCCGTTTAACCTTGTTACTTGCGACCATATCTCACCAACATTCGTAAGCGTTACCACTTGGCCACCATACTCATCTGTTGCAGTGCTTGGTCTTTGTATTACTAACCTTCTTTTAAGCTGTCCCGGTCTTGGCATTAGTATATCTTGTTTCTAAATGGTGCGAGCTTTACCACGCTGTTTCGTGGCATCTTTGAAATATTACCTCCGTCTAATCCTTCCATTCTGTTTTCAAAGTTCTCACTCAGTATCGTTAAAATGCCCTCTTTTACTTGAGAATTAACATTTGGCGGTGACGCTGTGCCTGCTGAATATTCAACCTCTAAAATTGAATTTATACCAACAGAATTAGATAAAAGAGTAATGTACTTACGATCTAAACCACCAACGCGGTAATCTGCCCCAAGAACCAAAGGTGTAACTGTGCCGTCTTGAGAAATAATACTAACACTTGACACGCTTAAAATTGGCGCAAATGGTAGATAAATATCACAAGCAATGTTGAAATCCGTTTTTTGGATCTTATATGTTTTTAATCCAAATGACGCACCACAATAACTTTCAGCCTGACGAATAGCACTCTCAACCATAAGTGGCAAAACTGTTGCTTGATCTGTGCCGTCATATCTTAAATATTCTTGATAGTCGGCCTCAGTAATCATTCCGGTATAGTTTGCCGTAAGCTCTTGAACTTGTAAAGCCATTATTTTTGCTCTTTAGTTTTTTTGGTTGCTTTTTCCTCTTTTACTATGCCGTAAGATTTCCACGTGTTAAAATCAGCTTCATGCATCATAAAAGTTTCTCCTGCTGTAATTCCTTTGCCATGATAATAAAGCGGCTTTACAGCGATTGCTTTTT